TCCTTCCCCCCCCCCCCCCCCCCCCAAGGGTTGCGTGTTAGTCTGCCTGCACAACAATCAACGTGTCCGGCGCGACCTGGCCGTGACCGAGAACCTCGCACGCCGGGCTGCCGTCGTAGGGGCTGGGGGCGGTATAGTATGCGTCTACGTATGCCTGGGCAGTGTGGCGGCCAGCAAATTCGAGGATCTCGCCGGCCTCGTCGCGGGCGTAATCGCCCATGGGGGCGTTGGATGTGCCGGAGTGGTAGTTAGGGCTGCGCCACACGCGGCAGGGGCCGTGCCAATCAACGTCTGCGGGTGTGAGTACCCGCATGGGGTCAAGATGCCACACAGCCAGCCATTGCGCCCCGTCGCAATCCTCCGGCCACTCCCAGTCGAGGACATGATCGACCATGTCCTGCGCCTCGACCGACACAGCGTCGATCCGGCCGCCGATGCAGTCGATGTAGAGATATAGACCGTCACCGAGGCGGTACTGATAGCAGCTATTAGCGCCATTATGTGCGCTGTCATCAGCTTGATCCTGCCAATCGTCGGCCAGAGTGGGCAGGGGTGGCATTGGCCGATTGGTGTAGTTAGTTACGGTGTGTGTCTGGCCAGCAATCGTGATTGTGGTGTGCGTGGTCATGATGCACCTCCAGGATAGATGCCCCCCGCACAGGCGGTCTGCTGGCAGGCGAGGAGCGCACTGATTGGGGGGCGTGATAGCAAATCGAATTGGGTTGGCCTGCCAGCATATTTTGCACCTCTACAGAGATATAGGCCGAAAAAGGCAAAAATCAAGTCAGAATCACAGCAAAATCAGCGTAAATGCTTGCGAGTGCGTGAGATAGAAAAAATTCGGGGAATCGGAAAATCGTCAAAAGGACACTTGGGGAACGGGAAAATCGCAGGGGAAATGCGAGAAAATCCTTGACAGCCTGGCACGCAATAGCATAATCAGCGGTAGAATGGGAAGTAGGAGTGCGATTATGGGACGTATTTGTGATAAACGACGGAGCGAGATGGAGTATGAGCTGGGGCATACCCCTGATCTCAAGAGCCGGCCAGAGGTACAGGCGGAGAAAGATGCACGCATTCGGCTGTATCACGAGGATGTAGAAGGGGGGCGGCCGATCCAGTATATTCCGCAATCAATGCCCCTGACGCCGGGAATGAGGATTTTGCGACGTGGCTGACAAACCAAAGAAACATCCTGGTGGGCGGCCGAGGACCAAAACGCCCAAGGAATACAGTGCTGAGCAGGTGGCGCTGATTGATGAGATGGCCGAGGCGCAGTGCAAGGATACGACGATTGCGGAGGCTCTGGGGGTGGACATCAATACATTCAAGACAGAGTTTTCACGTAGATGCAAGGAAAAGCGTGCAGAGGGCAAAACAAGGGTGCTGCGTGCTCAGTATCGGGCCGCTGTAGGGGCTGATGGTACGCCTACAGACCGTATCTGGTGGGGGAAACAACACTTGGATCAACGCGACGCGAAGCAGGAAGTCGAGCACACCGGCAACGTCATAGTGGAGATCGTCACCGAAGGTGGCCGAAGCGACGACAAAGACAACTCGTAGGGTCCGGGTCCCGAGACCGGAATTCTGGGAGACCCGCCATGAATGGCAGCGAGAGGCGTTTCGCCGGCTCGACCACGACGGAAAGCGGTTCGGCATGCTGTGCTGGCACCGGGGGGCCAGAAAGAGCACTCTGGCAATCAACATGCTCATACGCGAGTGTGTGAGGCACCCCAGTCGGTCATACGCCTACATCGGGCCTACGCTTGTGCAGGCACGGGGAATCATCTGGCAGGAGCCCACGATGCTGTTTCGGTGGCTGCCGGACCGGGAGGACATAGCCTGGGAGGCCAACAAGACCGAGCTTACGGTTACATTCGGGAATAAGAGTGTGCTAGGCATACGGGGCAGCGACCATCCTGACTCGATTCGAGGATTGAACCCGTACGGCTGTGTCATCGACGAGTTCGCGGAATGCAAAGAAGAGCTGTGGCCAGCCATTCTCCAGCCCATTATGCGGCGCGACGAGGCGCGATGGTCCCTGTTCATTTTCACGCCCAAGGGCTACAACCATTCCCGCGAGTTATGGGATCAGACACAGGGCGATCCCCAGTGGTTCCACATGGCGTTGCCGGCGTCCAAGAGTCGGCTGCTGGACCCGAAAGAGCTTGAGGCGGCCCGTAGGACCACGCCGCCATGGCTGTACGATCAAGAGTACGAATGCGCATGGATCACGGATGAGGAAGCCACGTTGATCACCAGCCGGCTCCTGGAGAGCCTCAGCGGCGTCAGCATCGTTGGCCGTGAATACGGGGACCGCCGGGTAGTTGCCATAGACCCTGCGGCCTCGATCACAGGTGACGAGTGCGTCGTGTATTACATGGTCAACCGGGCCGTGGCAGACGAAGACATCTTCCATGAACGGGATCCGCTCAAGATTGCTGGACGGGCCGCCCTGATGGGCGGCAAGTACGGCTGTGAGAACTACGCGGTCGATTGGACCGGCGTTGGCACCGGAGTAGTCGGTCGGCTCCGCGAGATGGGCAAAGTGGTCCACGAGTATATTGCGGCCGGGTCCCCGTCAGACCCAAGATTCGCCAACATCCGTGCGGAAGCCTGGTGGGATACCATGCTGCGGATGATGGACAAAGAGATTCCGTATCCTGACGGCTTCCAATCCGCTGAGATGCTGCGTCAGGACCTCAGTAGCGTCAAGGTCAAACCGATGGGCGTCGGGGGCCGCGTGCTGCTGGAGCCCAAGCATGAGACGAAGAAGCGGCTGGGACGATCCCCGGACAAGGGCGATGCCTACGTGATAGGCCAGTGGGCGACGCCCCTGGTGCCGTTGGAAGGCCCTGGAGAACCTGTGGAATCCTTCCGGCGGCTGGGGGCCGAGACCGGTCAGACAGAAGAACAGGCGGCAATGAGCTACGCGATTCCGGAGATGCTCGAATGACCTAACCAGCCAACGAAAAAGTCAGGCAGGAGCGGAATAGCTACCCGCGAGTGCTGTAACCACGACGCCTGTTACAGGGGTGTGAGTGATTCGCACCCCTTTTTCGTTGGTATGAGGACAAGAAGATGGCGAAAGACCCGAAGAACCTGACGGCGGACGACAAGCGCTGGATTGTGTCGTACATTTCCGAGCAACGGCGGCGGGCCGAGGACGCGACCCAATCTTTCCGGTCCGAATGGGAGAAGCTTTGGAAAGCCTATCAGAACAAACAGGACTACTCCGGCAAGGCCGACTGGCAGAGCCGATGTTTCATCCCCAAGGTCTGGATGAAGATCGAGCGGGCCGCGGGGGAGATCAAGCGGGCGATGCTCCAGACACGGAAGCTGTTCAAGCTGGAAGTCGTGGACGACGAGGAACGGGCCGGGATCAGTCAGGCCAAGCGGGCGCTTATGCAGGAGCGGGACCCGGAGGCCATGGCCCGAATATCACAGGAGATTCAACAGCTCGGGCGCCGTATCAAAATGCGGGAGGAAATCCGGGACGTGGAGCAGGACCGGTTCGCAGACTCGCTGGCAGAGACCAACCTAGTACCCGTGTATTCCGAGATGATTAAGGCGGCGTTCCTGTTGGGAATCGGGATACCCAAGGTGACATGGGACCACGAGAACAACAGGGCCACCTTCCAGCACGTCAACGCCTTGAACGTCCGTATCGACCCGGAGTATGAGGCTTCGAGCGACCGGCCGCCCAGGTATATCATCGAGGACTTTGAGCGGACGCACCTGGAGTTGCTGCGGGAGGCCAAAGCCGTCAATGCCGCGATCAAGAAGGGTGGCGACAAGTTCCCCAAGTACGACATTGCGGCCATCAAGGAAATTCACAGCGACAGCGCCGACATCGAGCAGAAGGATAAGGAGCGGCGTCAAAAAGGCTTGGACCACATCGAGCCACGCAAGGGCGCTGTGGACCTCTGGCAGTACTGGGGCGATATCCCGGCGCAGGACGGGCAGCACATGCTGTTAGAGAACTGCATGGTGTTGGTGGCAAACGGCAGCACCGTCATTCTGGCTGGTAAGAACCCGTTCAAGCACGGCAAACCACCCTACATCCTGACGATGCCCATAGATTACCCGCACAGAGGCCAATGCGGGGCGTCGCTGGCAGCACCGGTGCTCAAGCTCAACTACACGTACAACAACCTGTGGAACCTGATCGTCGATAACCTCAACCTGTGTATCAACAAGCAGCTTGCGTACAATCCGCAGCACTTGCTGGATCCCAAGAACGTTACCGCATCCTATCCCGGAAAGCATTGGCGGCACAACCAGCAGCCAGGGGCCAATGTCGTGCAGGAGGTCTACACACAAGGACTTGTCCAGGACGCATGGCGGCTGATCGAGCTGATTCGCCAGGACATTGAAGAGGCTATGAGCGTGACGCGGATGCTGCAAGGCTCCTGGGACAGCTCCAGTCGGACCGCCACAGAGGTAACGGCAAAGCTCGGGCAGGCCCAAGGCTTCTTCGACATTATCGCCTGGGATATCGAGCAGACGTCGCTCAAACCCCTGCTTGAGATGACCTACGACCTGTACGTGCAGTTCGCCGGCTACCCGCCACGGGAGGACAACTACCGGATCGTAGTAGGCGGGATCAGCCTCATGCTGCGTATCCAGGACATGATTCAACGCATTCAGGACACGCTGGGGATCATCGCCAATATCCCGACGCTGGCCGACCGTACCGACGTGCCATACCTCTGGCAGCGACTCCTGGACCTACAACAGCTTATGGACGCCTACCGCGACCCCCAGCAGGGAGCGGTCGAACTAACCCCGGAACAGAAAGACGCGCTGGCGAGCAAGGCCGAGATCGACGCTGCCAATGACGTGGCGCGGTACATGGCCGAGCAAGGCCAGGCCGCACAGCCAATAGGAGTCCCGACCTGATGATAGCAGATGACAAACGCAGAGAACTGGAGATTCAAGCGGATATAGGCCGCAAGGTGAATCAGATGGCGCGCACGGAAGCCTGGACCAAGATCGTCGCGCCCAGCCTTAGCCGACGGCGTGACGAGCATATCCGGGGTCTGGTGATGGCAGAGGACTTCAACGCCGTCCTCAAGCTCCAAGCGGCCATACAGGAAATCGAGTTCTTGCTCGGCCTTGTCCACACGGCCGTTGAGCAGGGCAAGGGGGCACAGCAAGAGTTGGAACGAGCGGATCAGGCCCGTGAGGAGTAGTCACGCGCCGTCCCTCGATATCGTGGATACCGAAGGAGTTTATGCGATGTCCGAACAAGAAAAAGCGTCTCCTGCCGGCACGGAACAAGGCGCCGAACAGCAGACCGACAACAATCTCGAAGCGACGGTGAAGGAGCTACAGGCACAGGTCACACGGATGGGCCAGGAGAACGCCAAACTACAGGGGCAGATCGAGGCCCTGACGCCCTACGTGCAGTTCGGAAGCGAAGAAACCGCTTCCCAGCCCACTAAGGAGCCTCAGATCGACGAGAACGACCCGGATGCGATGATGGAACACGTGCGCAGTACCGTGGATGATCTGCGGGTCACAACGGAGAGCAAGCTGACGGCCCTGGAGTTCATGGTTGAGAACCCGGACCTGAAGCCTCACGTCGATCTCGTAATGACGGTGCTCAAAAGCTCCACGAACCCCCGCAAACCCATGTCCGCGCGCATGAAGGACGCGGCCGAAATCGTTCGCAAACGCCTGGATTCCATCCGGCAAGAGGCGATCAAGGAGGCCGAGGCGCAGAAGAAGGACAAGGATGCGGAGGCCGCCGCCGCCTCAGCCGCCCGTTCGGGCACAAAACCTCCAACGGACTCCGAAAAGACCGACGAAGGGCTGAGTCTGGAAGAATACTCAGCCCAACGTCAGCAAGCAGCAGAAAGAGCGAGTGGCGCGTGGTAACTCCCGATCCTGCCGCTGCGCGTCGCTCCCATGTTCGTAAGGAGTAACAGACTATGGCAGGTATGCAACTGTTAGCCACCAGCACATTGGGTGGCTACACCGTAGTGCCGACGCTCAGCAAGAAGCTCCAGCAGCCGACGTGGCCGATCTGCAAGTTCCGTCAGTTCGTGGGGTACAAAGAGGCGTTCGGCAAAAACGCGGGTGAAAGCGTGGTCTTCGACCGGTTCACCCACATCAACACGGCCGGCGGGACGCTCTCGGAAACGAGTACGATCCCCCGCAACAACATCGTCTTCAGCCAGGGCACGCTCACCGTGGTCGAGTACGGCAACGCTATCGGGCGGACGAAGAAGGTGAAGGTGCTCGGGCAACTGAACGTGGACAGTCCGATCAACCAGGCGCTGCGGCGCGATGCGCAGAGCGTACTGGATTCGGCGGTCGCGGATCAGTTCAAGGATACGCTGGCCCGGTACGTGTGTGTGACCACCGCCTCGTACACGATGACTACGAACGGGACGTTTGGTGGGACGGCCACAGCCGACCTGAACAAGTACCACATCGGCAATCTTGTGGATCAGCTCAAGAAGTGGAACGTACCCACGTTCCCCGACGGTAGCTACGTGTGTATCGCCAGCGTCGCGGCCCTGCGGGGTATCAAGAATGACACGAGTACCGGTGGCTGGATCGATGCCGCCCGTTATGCCGGCAGCGGTAAGCTCTGGACCGGCGAAGTCGGCATGTACGACAACGTCCGGTTCGTCGAGGAAACCAACGTCCTCAGCAATGCCATCGGCAGCGCCACCGCCAATGGTGAGGCCGTTATCTTCGGACCCGGCGCAGTCATGGAGGCGGTGGCGATGCCGGAGCAAGTGATACTCGATACCCCACGCGACTTCGGACGTGACGTCGGCGTGGGGTGGTACTTCATCGGTGGTTGGAAAATCATATGGTGTGGCAGCGGCGAAACCGTGGACGCCACGTCCGGCTACGTGCCCCGCGCCATCTACGTGGGCAGCGCGTAATGTCGCCGCTACCATATCGTGCCGTTTCCCTCAACCATTCTGAATTCACTACAGGAGACATATCATGGGTTTGGGACAGACGTATGCGAATCCCCGGTTCGGCACGCCGCAGATTGTGTCCATTGCGGTTGAAGGCGCCGATGCCGCTGCCAATGACGAACTCGGCCGGATTCGCTTTTTCAACAAGGTGAAGGTGCTCGAAGCCCGGGCCGTTATCGGCCGGACCGTCGGTAAGGGTACGACCAGTGCCATTACCGTCTTGAAGGGCACGAACAGTATCGGGGCTATCGCCATTTCGACCAACACCGAGGGCACCGTGGTCGATGCCAGCCTGACCGACACGGTTTTTGCGTCCACGGACGACCTGGTGCTTCAGAATGTCGTGGCGACCGATACGTTCACCGCGAATATCTTCATTCGCTACCAGGATGAGTTCGAGTGATCCGTCAGTGATCGGGACGGGGGTTGGCCGCCAGGCCGCCCCTGTCCCTTCACGGAGTCTGGAAATGACGTCTCGACACAAAATCGTACTGGGTTGGCCGACGGCGAAGCGAATTCTGCTCAGCCACCCCGGCAAAGTCGTGTTCACCAACGGATGTTTCGACATCCTTCACCCCGGCCACGTGCACCTGCTGGAACAGGCCAAAGCCTGCGGAGACACCCTGGTAGTCGGTGTGAACACGGACGCCTCTGTGCGGGGCCTGGGTAAGGGCGATAACCGGCCTATCCTGCCGCTGCAATGCCGCGAGATCGTACTGGCGGCACTTCAGGCCGTCGATATGGTGGTTTCTTTCGACGAACCCACGCCCGAGCGGTTGATCCGCTTCCTCAGCCCCGAGATTCTGGTCAAAGGAGCTGACTGGGAGGACCGGCGGGCCGAAGTGGCGGGCGCCGACTATGTCGAACAAACGGGCGGTAAGGTGATCTTCCTGCCGCTATTGGAGGGATACAGCACAACCTCGATCATTGAAAGGGTACGAGCATGAACACCAAAGTTTACGAGTTTGCCCAAAAGTATAGATATCTCTGTGACCGGCACGGAAACAAGATTGCGATGGAGGCTGTGTTGCTATGAAATTCTTCGTTGATCTCGACGGGGTGCTCGTCGATACGGTCGGCGAGATGTTTCGGCGATTCGGCCGGGGCAAGACCCCCAGGGACCTCAAGGGCTCCTACGATACCCGGACCGCCCTGGGACTGACGTGCGACCCCTGGAGCCAGTTCGGGGGCAAGTTCTGGTCGGAAGCCCCGTGGATGGAGGGTTCGTACGATTGGTTCCGGCATCTTGCCGGCGCAGGCGGGTCCGAGAACATTTATCTGTGCTCCTCTCCAACGCACGAACCGGACAGTGCCGCCGGCAAGCTCCGGTGGATACAGCAACATCTACCGTACTATGCCCGCCGGTACGTCCTGACACCGTGCAAGGAGCTTCTGGCCGGGCCGGATGGCATGTTAATCGACGACTGTGATGACGTCGTGGACGCCTTTGTACGGGCCGGAGGCCAGGCGATCCTGGTCCCGAGACCCTGGAACAGTCTTCACGCCTTCGACGGGGACGTAGTGCCCTATATGATCGAGCGCATCGACTCGGCGAAGGTTCAAGCATTGAAAGGAGCTTGAGGTTATGACCTGGAGTCCCGATCTATCCCCAGGATTTGAGTCCGACAAGTGCCGACACCGCGTCACGCCCTATCTCAATGGGCGGGGCCTGGACGTGGGCTGCGGCGACAAGAAAATCGTCGAAACCGCTATCGGAATCGACTATCAAGGCGGTGCGGCTGACCTGCGCCTGGATGTGTCCGAGCCGAACCATCTGGACCTGTTCACCGACAGTCTGTTCGACTATGTATTCTCCAGTCATTGCCTCCAGGACTTGATCGATACCAAGGGGACCCTTGGCGAATGGTGGCGGGTCCTTCGTGCCGGCGGCTACCTGGTGCTGTACGGGCCGGACCCGGACTATTATCCGCGAGTGGGCACCCCCGGCTGCAACCCGCACCACAAGCACGATCTCTACTGGCAGGACGTCTGGGAGATCGTGAAAGGCTTCGAGGGGGCCGAACTGGTGTCGGCGACGCGACACAATGAGAGCAACGAGTATTCGTGGCAACTCGTCATCCGCAAGAAGATCGCCCGGCGGTTCCGGCCGCTGTCTACCATCAAGACCCGCATGTTCAGCCGTAAAAAGCCGGTTAACGGGCGCAAGAAGTGTCTCGTCATACGTTACGGCGCTCTGGGCGACACGGTGTGGATGACGCCGGTACTGCGGCGGCTGCACAAGGATGGCTACCATGTCACGTATAACACCACCGAATACAGCGCGCAGGTCCTCAAGGAGTGCCCGTGGGTAGATGAGTTCATGCTCCAGCCCAAAGACGCCGTGGCCGACGAGGACCTCAAAGAGTACTGGGCCAGGCTGAAAGAGGAAGGGCACTTTGATCGGGTCATCAACATGAGCGGCTCCATCGAGGCCAACCTGCTCAAACAGGAGGGCACCCCCGAATTCGATTGGAGTCACGCGCAACGCCACCGGCATTGCAATAAGAATTACCAAGACACCACGATGGAGTGGGCCGGGTACCCGGACTGCAAGGGCGAACGGCCCGAGCTGCATTTCACGGACAGTGAACATTTCATGATTCGCCGGTATCTCAGCGGACTCGGCGACAGGTTCATCATCCTCTGGTCTATGAGCGGCAGCAGCTTCCACAAAACCTGGCCCTGGACGGAGTTCGTGGTAGGCGAACTCTACAAGCAGCATCCAAAAGACGTTGCCGTGATAACGGTCGGTGACGAATTGTGCCAGATGATCGAGCCGCACACGCCTATCAGTATCCCCAAGGCCGGGCACCTGCCCGTACGGGGCTCCATGCTGATGACGAAGTACGTCGATCTCGTTGTGGGACCGGAAACGGGGATTCTGAACGCCGCCGCGTGCTACGATACGCCCAAGGTAATTTTCCTGTCGCACTCGTCGGTGGAGAACCTGACGAAGTACTGGACGAACACGACGGCCCTCACGCCCCACGGTTGCGACTGCTACCCGTGTCACCGGCTGATCTATCAAAATTCGTGCCCGAAGGGCAAAATCGCCGGTTCGCCGTTGTGCGCCGAGAACGTGACGCCGGAAATGGTCTATCGGGCCATCGAGAAGTACTATCAGAGCTGGAAGAAAGGAGAACGCAATGTCCCTACCGAAGTTCGACCCCCAAAAGCCCTCCGGCGTCTACGGAGAAATGACGCCTCACGGTCAGGAAACGTACGTGGGACAAGACGGCGCGCTGTTTGACGGGCGCACGTACGAGTTCGTTCGATACGCTGATGGCCGGGCGCCGCAGCCGGAGCCCGTCCCGCAAACCGTCTCCTGCAACCGGTGCGGCAAGGTCTACCAGCTTGGGGGCACCGACAAAACGCGCGAGCTGGCGATGAAGCGGATGCGCGAGCACCTCAAGAAAGAACATGGAGTAGAAGTCCAATGAGAACAGCGATCCTGCTCATATTGATCCTTGCCGTAGCGGCACCGGCCGCCGTCATCGACGCGGTCATGCCGAAGATTACCACCGATTGGCGGGACGTGCTCCGGCTGTCCGAGCCGGTCTATGACGTCAAAGCATACGGAGCCACCGGCGACGGAGCCACCGACGATACGGCGGCGGTCCAGGCGGCGATTGACGCAGCGCAAGCCGTAGGAGAAGGCGCAACGGTCTATTTCCCGCCGGGTACGTATTTAATTACATCGACGTTGACGTTGACGCAAGACAATGTACTCATAGACGGCGGCGGCAAGGCTACTATCACGTTCGATGGATCAGGATACGCGCTTTGGATTTACGGGGCCAACTTTTGCACGGTGCGGAATCTGTTGTTTGGCATCGGCACCAACGCGAGCGGCGGGATCAAGTTCGGCAATACCGGGACGAACACCTTGAATAATATCCTTCAAGGCGTTTGCATTTCCGGAGGGGACCGTACGGTACCCGGGCGCGTGGGACTCCTGTTGGAGGGCGTCAGTACTCCCTACGCCACCTATTTCAATACCATCACCGACTGCAAAATTCGTAAGTTTTACGATTGTGTCGCTCTGACTGGACAGGCCAACGCCAACTACTTCAAGAGCAACACCATCGAATATTATTACCGCTATGGGATCGATGTCAATAACGCTGACGAGTGCCAGATTCTCGGCGGGTTCTTCCAGCAGGCGCCCGGACGTAACGTGGATGATTTGACGTATGCCGTGAACATCGAATCGAACGGCATTTACAATACCGCATGGTATGGGGCCGAACCGGGGAATTACTCGTCGCCTTTGTGCTGTGACAGCACCGGAAACCTGGTGATTTGCAATCAGAATACCACGTACGGCCTACGCGGTGACGCCGCC